GGTTCGAATCCCTAACTCTCCGCCAAAGAAAAACCCGCAGAAATGCGGGTTTTTCCTTTGTTCATGCGGGTTTTCAGCATTTTTAGTCTTTGCAAATATTGCTGTTTCTTGCGGTCTTTTTGCATATAGGCTACACAGAAACTACACAGTAAAATACCCCCTCCAGGTACGGAGGGGGTATAGTTGCTTTTAGCCCTTGAGGAAGTATTTATACACCGGGTTGCCGCCCTTGGCATATGCCTCTGCTTTTACATATGGGCCATATGTGGGGGGCGTAACATACTTATCTCCAAGGAGATTCTTCTGCGCTTTATAGGCAGAGTATGTATATAGGCGGTCGAGAACATCAACTCTGTCCTCATTCGACATCTTCTTATACTCCGCACTGTTTATGAAGGTCTGAATCTCCTTATGAGCCGTTTGCCCTTCCACAATGCAAAATTCTTCATACTGTTTTGCGTTCATCTTGTAAGTCGTCTTGTTGTTTTTGAAGGACTTTTTGGGCTTGGAGGGGAGAACAGCCGTATCCTCTGTTTCCTCGTACAACTTGGTCAGTGCAACATCAACAGGATCGCTGCTTTCCTCAGAGTAGTAACCGGGAGAGAGCATATTGTACGCCAACCGGCCAAAGAAACTGCCGCCGGTGTTCTCCTGTTTGTTGCCCCACAAATCGATGCGAGAAGTAAGGACCTTGGAGGCAAACGGGACTTTAGCAAGCTGTTTGTCAACAAACACTTTGCCTTGCTTAACAAAGCCCTTGTAATTGGGGTCATAGTAATATGCATTCCGGCTGGTGTCGTCTACTGCGCGGGCAATCTGGCCGAGGATTGTCGGGTTCGCCTGTGCTAAGTAACTGAGGCCGTTAGTGGTCACAAACGATGCGATAGCAGCCTCAGCCCCATATTTCCCACTGGAAAGCGCTGCGTTCAAGCCTTGCAACATGGACATCTCCAGCATGGGCTCCGATATGGTGGAAAGCGCATCTGCCATAGTTGCGAAGGAGACTTCATCGCCGTTTTCCACTGTTTCGGCAACTGCAGCGCCAGTAAAGAGAGGCAAGGAGAAGGGGGCCAACCAGTCAATCGTATAGTACTTGTCGCCGATGTGAAGGGCAAAGCCCTGCGCACCACTATCTTTCTTATACTTTTCGTCCTTATCGCTGCCAAGAGCGCCAGCAAGGAAACCAAGAGATTGCAGGAAATAGCCAAGCGCGAATATGCCTGTTCCGGTAAGCCCGGCAGAAAGAGTGTCTATCGCCTCTGCTGCAGTCTTGTTGCCCTTCTTGACATCGTAGACCGCTTCCTTTATGCCCTTGATAAGACCAATGGGGCTGTATTCAATACCTCTTACGGCAATGTCAATAGGGGTCTTTGTGAACGGCATAACGCCTTCTGCAAGGGCCGTTCCTACATACCAACCGGCCTTTGCACCTTTTGTTTCAGCGGTTTGCGCCTTCTTCAAAAGGTTGCGCTTGGTTTTGTTGATAAAGGATGCAAACTGGTTTGCATCTCGGAATGTTGCCTTCTGTGCTTCCAAGATGGCGTAGGCTCTTGCCTTATTCAACGCTTCCTGCGCCTGCGGAGTATTCCGAGTGATCTTGTCGTAGTCCAAATGGTTGGCATACAAATAACCAGCAAGCGCTCTTGCATAGTGGTGTTTGCTGAAAATCTCATCGCCTTTGTCCATCGCCTTATTGGTCAGCTTCCGCCAGCCCTCAATGGCTTTTGACTTGAAGATTGTTCGTTTTTCCTCTATGCTGCTCGACTGGTTGTACTTGCCTCCGCCTTGGATTTCGTCAACCACGGTTTCAAAGTCTTTTTTCCCAAATTCCATCAGCCGTTTTCCGACATTGGTTTTTGTAAAGAACGCTGACTTTGTACGGCCACCATTTCGGATGAATGCTTTTTCCATCCCAGCGGCAAGGAGGTTCTTTGTTGCGACCAGAGGCATAAAAGCCGCATTGCCTACAATATTTCGCACCTGCGTGCGGATGTTTCCAAGCATCGAGAGATAGCGCCATGCGTTCCACTTGTCCCATGCGGTTGCGGGGATTTGGTCTGCAATGTTCTGTTCGATCTCATCGATCGTTTCGTCAACTGCTTTCCCCTGCTCTTTCGGGTCTTTGATGTTCTCGGCTTCAAGCAGCTTTCTGGCAAGCCCCTCATCAATCTGAATTGGGTCACCGCCATTGTCCACAATGTTCTTATTCATCGTGTCCACCATGCGGTTGAGATAATACAGTTTGCCGGTAGGGGTAGCTTTCTTCAAAACTCGCATTGCCTGTACGACTTGACCGGCTCTGGTGGCGGCAGCGGCAACATCTGCAGCATAACGCATGGCGTTCTTTACATCGCCAGCTTTTGCAGCCTCCATATAGAGGTATTCACCGAGCACAAGAGTTTTCTTATCCAGCACTTGATCTCCGTTCACCGCATTGGTAAACAGCTCATCCGCCTTGTCGTATCCCTCTTTATCGATAATTCGCTCGGCATATTCCTGCGCCTTTTTGTCGCTGATTACCTCGTACCCTCTTGCCCCTGCAAGGATTTCTTTTGCGTGCTCCTCCAGCATGGAGTCTGGGGTTTGACTCGCTTCAAGAATCGTCCGAGTGCCGCGGGTAACCTTTTGCCCATTTACGCTGGTGGGGACATAAATATCCCTTGCTGCTTTTTCACCACGCTTAAATGCGCCTTGCTCAATGGCGAGTTTCTCCATCTCTCCACGGAAACCGCTGCGAAGGGTAGACAGCTTTTCATTGTACTGTGTAAGGGCTTCGGTGTCTGTCGCTCGTACTTCGCCACGGTATCTTTCGGAGAGCGCATTGTACTCATCCATATAAGAGGAAAGGACTCTTGCCTTTTTCTCTTTGCTCTGCGCTTCGGAGAGATCGGCAATCAGTTTTGCTTCTCCCTCTTTCCATGCAGCCGTATTCTTCGCTTCCGCAGTTGCCTGCTGGCGATAGTCAGCAAGCTGCTGGCGAAGGTTCTTTACCTCGGCTTGTGCAGCTTTTAGTTCCTCGTCAGCCTTTGCGGCCGCTTCGGATACTGCTTTGTCGATGTCAGCCATGTACTGGGCATCTTCCATGAGGGAGTAGCGGATGTCCTTGCTTTCGGTCGGGGTGGCATTGTCAATGTTCTTGAATTGGTTACTGTCAAATGCAACATATACGGTGGCATTATCATACTTGCCCTCTACAATGTATCCATCATAGCCGAGCGTGTTGCGTGCCGCCTCAAGAACCGCACCCGTTCCAGCCCCTCCGTTTGCGATCTCTGCAAGGATTTCGCTGTCACTGTCGCTATAATCCATGGCTGCCTTTACGGTAGCGTCCAGCGCTCGGTTATACCATGCTTTGGACGGGTACCCCATACCGCCAGCAGGGTCGTAATTCACAAGCACCTCATCACCGGTCGGGTCAACAGCCTGCAAAAGTTTTTTTACTTCTGCCCTTGTTAGTGTGATCTCGCTATCGCTCAACGGCTTTTTGATATCGAGGTATCCTTCAAGGAGTTGCCCACCATCCTTTTGATAACCCTCTGCCATCGGCTTGTAGTCAGTGAAATAAAAGCCTTGCCCTTCGGAGCTGCCATGCTGGGACATAAAATTGGGAGAGAACTCGGTAAACACCGCCGGGCTACCATGATATACAGGTTTCAATCTTCCCTCTGCGTCAACAACTTTGGAACCGGAGAAATACTCCCGCTGCTCGGCAGAAAGCTCCCTGCCGGTACTGTCCATTGCCGGGATATCCATAAGGGAATGTTTCCCGCTTGCATCTTCTGCGCTATTCTGCATAGAATAGCTATTGACAACATCAGTGTCTTGTGGTATATTGATGGTGTCGAAGTCAACCGCTGTGTTCCGTCTGGGCAATTGGAGCCCATCTCGATGAAGCAGCCGGTTGGCTTCTTTTTTGCTGTAACCAAGCAGATTTCCCCGAAGCATTTGCTCCGCAAGGAAGTCTCTGCTGTTTTCTTTTCCATACAGACTTGCCACTCTTGTTACAATATCAAAGCCCTCGCTCCGGCTCAAGTGGAGCGCCACAACAACAGGGTTTCCGTCGGAATCCGCTGTAGAGGTAACAATAACTGCTGCATTGGGGACAGTGTCCGATTTCAACAGAAGCACCGGCTTGTCCAGCATTTCCGGAAGCTTCAGCAAAACATTATCAGAAAGGTTGTGCCCATGGGTATCAACCTTTGCTTTTCTCTGCGCCTTTGCCACAACAGATTGCGCCATAACAATGGGCTCATTCCCTATTCCGGCAGCCTGCAGATACTGCGATGTATTGCCAAGGGCAAACAGCTCCGTCGGTTTCATTTTGCCAGCTTTGTAGTCGGCAAACTGTTCCGCAAATGGGCGGTTGTTTTTCTCCACCGCTTCCTGCATCAGCGAATAAGATATCTTCCCCGCTTCTTCCGCATCGCTCCTCGCCTCCATACCATCAAGCAAAGCCCGCTGCGCTTCGGACAGCCTGTTATAGGCTTCCTGTGCAGAGGGCTTTCCTTTTAGCTTTTTGAGGATACGGTTCAAGAAACCTTTAATGCCGGTGGCGGCTTCCGTATTCCTTGCGCCAATGTACTCCAGCATATCCCGGCTGCCCAAAAGATCACCGCTGATATCGGCAGCGACTTCCTCCGCAGCTGCATTCGGGTCAAGCTCAATTCCATTGCGCTCGTACAGTTCGGTTTTGGCATTCATCATGCCCTTTACCATATCGGCATAGTCGGGGTTCTCTACCAGCGTATCAATCATCCCGGAATACTTGCCATCAGCTACAAGGTCGTGAAACATCTCATGCCCGAAAGTAACCATCAGCGGATCACGGGAATTGATGTTGACATAAATTGTGCCATCCGGTGCGCGATAGCCATTGGTCAGTCGGTACTGCCCATTGACCTGCACCGCACCCTCAAACCACACGATAGTCTTGCCAAGGTATTTCGCTGCATTGTTCACCTCGGCAACAGCTTTCTTTTTACTGCCGAGAATTTCAGCTTTCTTATAGCCGATCTCGGTATTGCCGCGCACATCGGTATTGGTGATCTCCTTGATACGGCGCTTTCCGTCCACATCGGTAATGGTGTTTTGCTCAACGGAAAGCCATCTTTCATTGGATTCCCGCTGCATCTGCTCCGCCTGCGCCTGCATATCGACATCGAACTGAGCAGCAGCCTGTTCTCCTGCAGCAGCGACACGCTGGGCATATTCCGCCTGGGAGATCGCCTGTTTACCGGACTTCGCAATGTTCTGCGTAGCCACTTCGATAGCGGCAATATCCTGTGCTGTGTTTCCGCTGAACTGTACGCCGGTCAACTGGGAGAATGCCTGTCTTGCGGCAGGGTCGTTATTGATGCGAGCAGCTACGCCTTGGTTAGCTGCTACACCGGCAAGGGCGCTGTTGTAGGCTTTCTCTCCTGCGTTTGCAGGATTATCAACTGTGGGCGCAAAAGCCTGCCCTACGCTGTCCTGTGCTGTTCTAATAGAAGCTTCCTTCTGCTTACTGAAAACCTCGGTCATAACCGATTCGGGAGTGGGTTTTACACCCAAGGTTTCCGCAGCTTGGACGATGGCATTGGCGTTATTCATCATCGCCTTCAGCTCTCGAATGGAAAGCTGCGTGATATCGCCTTGGATTTTGGAGAGGCCGCTTTCTGCATCGAAGGTCTGGTTTGCTTCGAACAGTCTGCCGAGCATCTGGGGAGTGGGCTTCTTCTGCACTTCCGCTGCATAGATCGCAGGGGCTGTGCCTTCGCCCTTGCTCAAGCCTTCCTCGATCTGCTGCTGTACTGCAGCGGGGGATTTCTTGAGGGTCTTGCCCAAGCGGTTATAGTTGACGGCTCGTGTCGCTGCGTTTGCGCTGCCCATCACGCCGCCTGCAAGAGCGCCGAGGAGCATATCGTACCAGATGTTGTCCATCTCGTCACTTTCGCCCGTGAGCGCTTTCTCGATGGCATAGTTAACGACATCTTCGGCACCTTCCTCCAAGCCTTCCTCAAGGGGGACGCGCAGCAATTCACCGCCGGTAGAAGTAGCCAATGCATAAATGCCGGGGGCTTCGGACATCAGTTTTTTGGTTGCGGCTTGCCCAAGTTTTGTGCCGCCGAGTCTTCCGAACACACCGCCGATCTGCTCTGTGGTGTATGTTGCGGCTCCTGCGCCAAGGCCGAGTGCAAATGCGAGATCGCCGTTGCCGTACTTCTCGTATGCGTCTGCGTACTTGTGGCCGAGGGAGGATACCGACATCAGCAAAAGACCTGCCGCTGGTGATTTGGTAATTGCGGTCACAGCCGCAGGGATCGCCATACCTGCAAGCGCTCCGGTAGTATCAAGGCCGAGACCTTCGAGAGTGCCTACACTCGCCCTGTCCTTTTCCCGCTTCAGCTCGGCAACAGTCTTGTAATCTGTTATCGGCGCAGCGTCTTTCTTGACCACCCCGGAAGCCTCAAGCGCCTCCTTCGGGGAAACGCCCTTGTCCATAAGGTTCTTTGCGCTGGTTGCGGCTTGCCGATATGCCGCTTCGCCATCGCCCAGGTAGTGAGAGAGAACACCTGCGCCCTGCATGAACGACTGGCCAAAGTCCTGCAACGAGGCCAATGTAGCAGTACCGGCCTTAAACTTGTTTTTGCTTGGGTCGTAGTCCTCGGTCGCTTCGATGTTCTTCTGTGTTTTATACTTGGTTTCCGCATTGACGGAGTCGGCGTAGATACGGCTTGCGATGCCGAGCTGCTCTGCTTCCTCCTTCTTCATACCGGCACGATGGTATGCGCCAGCCTTGATAAGGGCATCGTCACGCTGTTTCTTCAGCGTATCGACATTCTGTTTCATGGTATCGCTCTGCTTACGAGAAGAAGCCCCAGCAGGCGCAGCCTGGGTAGGCTGCGTGCTGGGGGCAGAGGGATTATATTGGGTAGCTTTCTTCACAGCTTGAACAAGAGAGTCAATGCCGCTCCGCTGGTAGTTCTGCTCAAGCTCCGCGGCAGGCGATGCACCGAAAGATTTTTGATAGTTTTGTTCCAGCGTTTTTCTATCCATTTTTCCTCCTGTTATTCAAGTCCGAGAAGTCTTGCCGCCATTGCATCAGAATAACCGGCCCGGCGCAACATGTTGTAGGAGTCCTGCAAGGCGGCATTGTAATTTGGGTTGTCCTTTTTGGTGGTTTTTGTCTTTGGCTTCGGGGCCTTTGCCAGCCCGGCGGAATAGCTTGCCTGCGCATTCATCTTTCCGCTCTGCGGCTCCCGGTTCGCCTGAATCATGTCAAGGTATGCCTGATTCACCGCATCGGAATAGGCGTTATCCGCATCGGCAAGGCTGCTGTTATAGCGGTTGTTCAGCCGGACATAGGAGCTTTCCGCAAGGCCGCCATTGATGCCCTCACGGGCCAGCTGCCCGGGGAGGTTCTTTAGCGCCATCTCTTTGGCAATGTACGCCCTGCGTGCATTGTCCTCCCGCTGCTGGGCCGCCTGTTTCTGCTGGGCCTCATACATCTGCTGGTTGTAGGCAAGCAGCTGGTCATAGGCAGCGGTCTGTGCATCCAGCTGCGCTTTCAGGCTCTCAAGGTATGCGTCCCGCTCGGAGGTGTCCGTCACGGTGGAGGAAATTTTCGGGGAAACTCCAGCCAGGTTAGCCTTTGCCGAAGCAAGAGCTCCGCCCTTTATCGCTGCATCTACAGCGCCCCAGCCGGGCTTATTTACTTCGGAGCCTGCTGCTGCGCCCGCCCTCGCCACATCGTAACCTATCGGCTTGACTGTGCGGTTGCTGCCGCCATCGTTTACAAGGGTTGTGTTCTTTCTCAGTGCCAAAATTACCCCTCCTTGTCATATGCCGCTGTGTCATACTGCTCCACAGCGGCTAAAATTCTCCCACGCAGCGCCTGCGCACTGGCGTGTTCTGTACGGTATTTCTCTTTGATTTCTTCCAGCTCGGCCAGCAGCTTGTCATAATCGCTCGGCACCTGTGTATCGTCATTGAGATACTGCCGCACCAACGCCAAAAACGCGCTCCAGTGCGGTCTGATATAGACAGGGCAATCTTTCCTTGCGTACCAGTCATGGTGCTGGTAGACTGCGGTTTCGTCCAAACCGTGCCGTTTTAGGATAGCAGCGCAAAGCCTTGCGCCGTTATCTTCGGCAACCCGGTTATACTCGGCATCAGTTCCGTCCATGATGATCTCGATGGCGATGGTAGTGCTGTTGCCGGGGCCATAGTTTCCATCGGCAGCGTGCCAGCCGACCTCGCCCTCGTCAAGGTTCTGCCATGCTTCGTTCTCGTCCACATAGTAGTGGACACGGACAGACCCCATGTTGCAGTTGGGATAAGTTGAACGGGTGTACTGCTCCGCCATTGTGGTACCGCTGGGGACTTTAATCCGACCAGTATTGTGAATAGTCACACCGTTAATGGCGGATAACGCCCGGTTTGCCTTGTACTGCGTACCTTTGCGGTATGTATAACCGGCCTCGGTATAGTCTCGGTTCCATACGGCGCTATCAGGAATAAGCTTTTCACAGATTTTTACGCCGTTATCATAGCGTACATTATCGGGAGAGAGGAAAGCCATTAGGCTTCCCCCTTTCCTTCGGCATCCAAAATTGCCGCATCAGTGTGTTTGACCATGCCGGTCGTAGCAGCATCATAAGTACCACCGGCAGCCAAGGCCACGATAACCGCATTGAGCAGACACAGGATTACGCCCTGCACCGTCAGCTCGGCTCCTGCAAACGCTTCTGCGCCCACGAGGATAAGTACGGAAACGATATAGGCCAAGAGGTTAGTGTTGATGTTCCGCAGGGGGGTCTGCTTCAAAAACTGGGTGATGATGGTGACCATCATGACTGCACCGGCATAAGTACCAAGGGTTGTCCAGGTTACAAATTCGTTCATAGTTACGCTCCTTTTCTCTGCTCAAGGTTGGTTACCCTTTTGTTAAGGGCTTTGTTCTGTTCTTCCAAAACGGGGATCCGTTCCGCGAAGTTATTGTGCAGCCGCACCTCCCGGGTCAGTTCTTCCAGCTTGGTGTCGGTTACGGCCTGCGCCCGTTCCATCTTGTAGTCCCGCTCGGCATTGCTCCGGCTGTTGGTTATCACCACCGCCAATACCGACGCCACACCTGTGATAATTGCTACCCAAACACTTGCATCCATATCAGTCCTCCTCACTCAGCCGCAGCAGCATATCATACTCCTGCGGGCTGATTATTTTTTCTGCTTCCTCTCGGAGTAGATGCATTTTGAATTTCTTATTGATGTTGTTTTGCTTATACCATTTGTTCCAGTAGTACACATTGGCCAGTGCTCTCGCCTTGTGCATCACACAGATATTGGTACTGCGGCAGTTGACCGAGCCGGTCTCCTGATAATTCCATGCGGAGCACCATGCGCAGCCGGAAGCGACCGGACATTCCCAGCATTCATCCGTAGACTGCGAACGACGGGTAATGCTGTCAAGGTATTCCTTAATTGCTTTGTGCTCCGGCTGCTCAAATACCCCATCGACGGTACCGACGATAATGGGCGGGACATCGTTGCCCAAAGAGGATGGCATATACCGCAGGCAGGGGTAGGCAATACCATCGGGGTCAAACGCCAGCATGGCCCCGGTACCGCCGCACCAGTTCCCGTTTTCTTCTGGCGGAAGCGGGTGGAAATTATCTTCCGAGAACAGGGAGACCGTGGTACCGTCGTTGTTTTTCAGCAGCTTATCAGCCATCTGCTTCATTTCATCGTACAGCACCTTGGCGTGTTCCGGTGTCCACTTGGCTTCATGTACACAGTTGGCGTGTATTGTTTTCATGCCCTCGGCCATAAAGAAGTCCACGATGCGGTTAAGATTGTGGATGTTCTCCGGGGCAATGGTCACTTTTGTCCCCAATTCTTCGTAGAAGTGGGCGTTAAAGTGCTTCATTGCCGCGTAGGCGTCATCAAAGTTACCGCGCCCATCATGATAGACCCGGCAGGCATCATGGATCTCTTTCGGCCCGTCCAGCGTTACAGCGAAGCTCAGATTATTCCGGAACTTGTGGAGGAACTCCTGCACTTTCGGTTCAAAGTACAAAGCACCATTCGATGTGATATTGACCCTCCATGTATAGATCCACGGGTGCTGCAGCTCCAGGCAGCGCCGCACAAAGTAGGTGCAGATATCATCGATCACATCAATAGCCATCAGAGGTTCCCCACCGATCATATCCAGAACAATGGCCTTTGTTTTACGGTTGATAAAAGTCCCCTTATCTTCCTCCCACATTTTGAAAAGGAGGTCTACCCCTTTTCTGGCCGTTTCTTTTGACATTACCCGGTGCCCCTTATGCCCCTGGTAGCAATAAGTGCAGGCCATTGGGCAGTCATCGGTCACCTGAAAAGTAATGTCACGGCAGAGAAATTCCTCCGGCAGCATTTTGGCGCTCTCCTCCGGGTACAAGGTGCAAAGGTAATCCGCATAGCTTATTTCGCTTCGCTTCATACGGCCTCCATCTGATACTCAATGGCGCACTCGTCAAAGTTAAAAGAGTAGCTCATAACTGCGCCGTCGGGCTTAAAGCGCTCACTCACTTCTCTTTTGGCCAGCTCCAGCTCCACGCTCTTTGCTTCACAGCTATCGGCATACAGCTGCAGGTTTTTCTCCAGTACATCAGGCTGCGCCATCAGATAACGCAGAACACCCAGCGCTGCGTTGTACTCGTACCACAGGCGTTCCACGCAGGTGCAGTCCTGCTCAGGGATCGTTACTTTCAATGCCATTTTGATTCCTCCTTAGAGTTCAGCGGCATACAGATCATAAGCTGCCGAAGTTTTCTTTATTTCTTCAATTAAAATCTTCAGCTCCGGGAGGAATTTGGTATCCTTAATATACACTCCCATCAGTTGGCGCTTTATGGTTTCCATCAAGAACCATAAGAAAGAGCCTTTTTCTGCACTGGGGTACATAGCGAGTACGGACAAGCTCCGCTCAACGATTTGTTCTATGCTACTGCCATATCGTTTGCGGTCAAGGACAAAATACTCTGTAACAGCACCTTTTACGGCTTCATCATATTTAATTCCCAGTGCATCCTCAACCTTTGCGATTACATTGGAAGCATAGCTGCGTACCGTACTTTCTTCTGCATTCACGGCAGGAGCCATCGGTTGATCACATAAAATGGGATACAGTTCTCGGCCAACTCCCACCTTTTTTTCAGCTAAAGCCTCCTTGATCTCCTGAACAGAAATCTCGGAAAGTTCTGCCACTTTTACCATAGCATTTGCTTGATATACGCCTATCATAAATTTACCTCCTACAATTAAGATGTTCCAGATGTTGATACACAGGTCGTTCTACAATTCGTAGAGCATATACTGCCGCAATTTCCTTTGCACCCTCCAGTACAATCCATTCTGCAGGCTGCCGTACAGTTGCTGGTGCAGCCATCCCGCCAGCAAGCTCCTCCGCACGATGTGCTGCAGCCTCCAGAACATGTCCCTTCGCAGTCGCCAGTACAGGTTCCACTACACCCGCTGCAGTCATAAGAGCAAGATCCGCCACAACCAGAACAGCTATTATAGCATCCGGAGCTGCACAGTCCGCTGCAGCCGGATGCGCAATCCGAACCGCTGCCACGCATGGGATATGCTTCATGGGCTGCCAGCTTTGCATCCAGTGTGGCAAGCTCCGGGACGGCGTCCCCAGCTGCTTTTTCGGTATACCCACTGGGCGAAATCGCGTTGATCGGTACGACCAGCTTGTTAAGGTGTTCCGGTTTGACGATGACCCCATTGGCGGGGACAACGCTGTAGTCGTAGGCTGCTCCGGCATAGGCCGTCAGAGAGCCGGAGCGGCAGCGACGATTCATTTCCGCTTTTACCCTTGCTTTAAGGCTTACAAAGTCCGAGGCAAGAATCTGGTTCTGAGAATTAAGAGCCAATATGTTTCACCCCCTTAACTGAATGCCGCGCCAACAGCTACCCATGCAGTGCCGTTGTGGTATTTGATAATACCGCCGTTTGCGGTATCGATCCACAGCAGCTTGGTATCCGGTGCCGTAGCGGAAGCTACAAAGCCACCGCCGCCGGATGGCGCATAGATGGCATTGCCGGAGATACTGCCCCCACCGTTGATGATCTCTGTTATCATCACCTGTACCTCCATGTCCGCATTGGGCTTTTCGCCCATTGCCTTGGCGGTAAGGGTACCGTTGTTGTTCTCAATCCAAAGGGCAGATGTACCGCTGTCGAGGATAACGCCAAGAGCGGTTGCATCCATCTGGATATCCACCTTGCTGTTTACGGTAATGTCGGAAAGGGTTATGGTCTGCGCATAGGGGCTTGCAGCTCCTGTCCACCCGGCAGCGGTCAGGGTAACGCTCGCTTTCTTTACCTTGCAGGCGTTAATCGCTGTCTGCTGTGCAGTGGAAACAGGCTTATTGACATCGCTGGTGTTATCTACATTTCCAAGTCCGACCTGGGCTTTGGTCACGCCATGTGGGTTAGCCTTATCGGAAACATGGGTATAGGGGGCCTGCTTCACATTGTCCACATTGCTAAGGCCAACTTGCGTTTTGGTTACTTCGTGAGGGTTGGCCTTGCTTGCGATATGGCCGGGCACATCCGCCAGCGCCGCGTTAAATGCGGTTTCCGTCCCGGTGTATCCTGCTTCTGCGGCAGTCTGGTAGGCGGATTTGCCATCCTTTCCTGCTGCACCGGCAGGACCTTGCGGCCCCTCCGGACCCACTTCGCCCTGCGGCCCCTGAACGCCCTGTTCGCCTTGCGGGCCTGTAGCGCCGGTAGCACCAGCCGGGCCGGTTGCGCCGGTCTCACCCTGCGGACCTGTAGCACCGGTATCTCCTTTTTCGCCCTTATCGCCTTTGGGCAGTACAAAGTCGAATACCGCAGCGGAGGTAGTGCCGCTGTTGGTGACGGAAGCAGCAGCGCCGGAGGTTACTGTACCTATTTTAATAGTAGCAGCTGCACCGTCAGCACCGGGAGAACCGGCTGGGCCTTGCGGGCCTGTCGCGCCTGTTGCACCAGTAGCGCCTGTGGGGCCTTGCTCGCCAGTGTCCCCTTTGTCGCCTTTCTCACCCTGCGGGCCTTGTTCTCCAGCAGCGCCAGTAGCACCGGTAGCGCCAGCTGGGCCTTGCTCGCCTTGTGGCCCCTGTACGCCTTGAGGGCCTTGAGGGCCGATGGGGCCTTGCAAAGCGCCAACGCTTACCCAGTCATTGGCCGTCTCGCTCCAGATGTAGCACTCGCCGTCCTCCTGCACATAGTACATCTTGTTGTTCCCGGCGGGGATCGCGTTTTTCAGCGCTGCCAGTGTAGGATAGCTGTCCTCGATATACAGGCTGGTTCCATCTTTACCGGCAGGGCCTGTCGGTCCTTGCGGTCCCATAGGCCCCTGCGCACCAGTAGCGCCGGTAGCGCCTGTTGCACCAGTATCACCTTTGTCTCCCTTTTCGCCCTTTAAGCCACGAGGGCCAGCAGGGCCTTCTGCACCTGTAGCACCTGTCGCCCCGGTTGCGCCTGTGGCTCCGGTATCGCCCTGTTCACCCTTGGGGCCTGCGGGACCAGCCGGGCCTTGTGCGCCGGTAGCGCCTGTTGCACCACGGGCACCGGTTGCGCCGGTATCACCCTTGGGGCCAGTATCGCCTTTATCACCTTTGGGACCGGTTGCGCCTGTGGCACCAGTAGCACCGGCAGGACCCTGTTCGCCTGTTTCGCCCTTGGGGCCCTGGATACCCTGTACGCCCTGAATACCCTGCGGGCCTCTTGTGCCCTGGGCACCCTGCTGGCCCTGTACGCCCTGCGGGCCCTGCGGGCCTCTCACACTGACGGCCTGCGGTGCAATCGCCGTATCCTGGATGGTAAAGGACATGACGCCGCTGGCATCTACAGAGGGAACAATAACGGGGCCTGTCAGGCCTTGGTCACCCTTCGGCCCCTGCTCGCCTGTGTCGCCTTTCTCGCCCTGCGGGCCGGTATCGCCTTTCAGGCCGGTAACAATGGTTTCGGAACCATCATCGGTTACTGTGCCATTGGCGAATTTCAGGCGGCTGCGCTGCGGGGCTACTGTCCCGTCCGGCTTGACAATGATGTGGCCGGAGGAGCCGGTCGCTTCCCATGTTACGCCATCTTCGCTGGTTTCCAGCACCTTGTCATCGTTAAGGCGGATGTACTTCACATTGCCGGTCAGGATCCGCTTTTCCAGCTCTTCCTGTACGGTCGATGCCGCACCGCTGATATCCTCTGCGCCCATGTTGGCGGCAGCGGTCAAGGCATTCAGCGCGTCCACCAGGCTGTTGTACGCGGGGATCACTACCTCACGCACGACCTGCTCTACGGAATACTGCATCTCACTGGCAGACAGGCCGGGGGTCGTTTCCTGTCCGATTACACCCACCCTGTTGCCATCGCTATCGGTAAATACAGCGTCCGGGGTATAAGCATTGCCATCGGACGCTTTTATTTTTTCAAACATATCTTACCCCCTGTATTTCTTGGTTTCTCGGTACTCTACGGCAATGTTTTCTATGCCGAAAGGCTCCGCATTGGCATTGGAGAACCGGAAGCGCACCTTATCCAGATTGCGCATATCCAGCTTGCGCCCCAGCACCTTTGGGGTGGCATCGGTACTCCATGTCCATTTCGACCAGTCAATATCATCCCACGAGAAGAAGCGGGCCGTTCTCGCATCAGTCAGAATGGAGATCCATTTGCCGCTGCACATCGCATAAGCGTTTACGCTGGTACGCACAAAAGCGGATAGCCTGCAGGCCATGTACCGGAAGTGTTTGCTGGAGTAAAAGGTCTTGCCATCGATATCCGGGGTTTCCCACTGGCATTGTACCGGCGTGAAGGTTTCCCCATCCATCGTATCGTTGTAGGAGTTTGGCGCGGTTTCATCGGTATTGAATCTGCATACCTTGCCGTCTGCGGTTCCAAAGAACAATTCACCGTCATCATCCCAGATCACCCTTGCAGGGATGCCGGTCAGATAGAAGCACTCGTACTGGTAGTTGGAATACGGCTCCCCATTCTCGTAGTGCTTTTGCAGCAGGTCAAGCACATATACGCCAGCGCCAGCTGCTATAAAATAAAAGTCCTTGTGGATGCAGGCATAGGCATCTGCGATATTGCTTTCTGCCAGCAGCTTCGGGTTGATATAAAAGCTGCGGCTCTGCACATAGCGCTCGCCAGTCACATCGGAGGCGGTCAGTGCGAAGATGCCAGTGGAGGAAAGGAACAGCGGCTCGTTATCGGTCGGCACAAAGCTGTGCGGAGCGATTGCGCCGTGTCCGGTGATTACATTTCCGGTCTTAAAGGCAAAGGTCTCCACGCTGTTGCCGAGATCATCGGTCTCCGTTACCGTGGAGCCGGTGCGCACATACACCGCGCCGGTGGTTCCGCTCTTGTGGGCCGCTATCCTGTCGCCCACGATGGAATAACCTACAATGCGCTCGCTGTCCTCGCCCAGTATCGAATAGGATAGATCGGAAAAATAGGAAAAATCATTCTGAGCCGACCAAAAATCCCTGTTCTTAAAGTTCGGATCGCCGGTCACAAATAGCCGGGTGCCCGTCTCGCCATACACAATACAGGTATCGCAGTTCGTAATGCGGCTGCGGCTCTCGCTCCTGTCCTTGGATGCAGTGATATATACATTGTCCGCGCCCTCCAAAGGGGATTTACCCGGAGCGGCTACGAATGTCACGGTGCCGCTGGTGCGGTTTACAGTAAAGTCGGTAGTCTCCACCTTGTCTACAAAGGAACCGTCAGCTTGCAATATCTTTGCCGTTACAGGTGTTGTATCCAAATTTTCAAGGGAAAGTTGGAATACTGTTGCTGCTGCGGTCTTATCTCCTACATAGAAAGATTCTGTCCACTTATCCGACATGAGGTTGATATCCTCATAAGTTGTTCCGCCGGTACCATCCGGATTTTTATTGATAACGATGCGCGGCACATAGGCGCTGTCCGATACATTAGCCACGGTAAAGGTTCCGTCACTGTGCGTTACCTTGTAGTAGTGTGCTCCATCCAGCAGGTACAGCGCTTTATCGAAGTTCTTGCCAACCGAAAAGGCATCGTTCATGGCGGAAGAGATCAGCGTATCGCCTGCATACAGTTTCGTGCCCGCATGGATAATATCTGTCCCATCCAGAGAGAACCGGCCATTGATACGGCCATCGTATACCGCTGTTTTGGCAAAGCCAAGGCGCTTTCTCACGCGGCCGGGGGAGGAACGGATCATGTTCTCGCAGTTGGGGCTTCTTCTTGGGTCGATATTGGTTGCGCCGCTGGAAAAGTCGCAGCCATAAAAGTCGTTAATGACCATGGCATTGGTCTTTACCACATCAGCGCTGGGGAGTTTTGCCGGAGAATATCTCATTTGCTCCCCTCCTTACATCATGAATACGGTTTCAATTACTTGGTGTTTCTCGATGTCCTCGTCCGTCATAGCGCCTACCATCTCTGCAAAGCGTCCGGTGAGGAACTGATTCAGCGCCAGTGTCTCATCAATGCCGCTTGTGGCATCAATGGCCAGCCGAAGTGGAATCAGCGGAACCGCCTTGGGCTCCACCTCTATCTCGGTCGCACCGGAAGCGCCTGCAAGGGTGGCGTGCCGGTGCTTATACTGGATATCGAACTGCCCGCTGTAATGGTACGGGATCGCAATATGGTATTCATCCAGCCGCCGGTAGTCGGAAAAGTCGCGGAAGGCCACGCCGTCACCGGAGAAAAGGATTTTCACCATGCCGTTCATCTGCTGGGGCAGCTCATACGGCACCCATGCTATGTGCTCCGGGATTTCTACCAGCGGGAATGCATAAAACGCAGCGTTTCTTACCTGGAATGGGTACTGCGATTCCAACTTGATGCTGCCGTTAAAGCTGCCGGAAAGCCGCTGGAACTCAGGAGCGGTAATCTGCCGCCGGGCCCCATCGATAGTCGCTGTTAGAACACCGCAAATTTCAAGCGTGTAGGCTTTTGCATCACTGTTGGTAAACTCGTAGGTATCACCGGGATAAGCCGTCTTAGCTTCAAAATGGGAGCCCTCCATGCACCGAGGCATGTTCTGAACGATGCTGATGGATTCGATCAGCGGGAACTGCGATTCCACCATTGCAACAGCACCGTCCAGCAGGTGCTCCATTCTGTCCTTGTAGTCGGCTATAAATCCGTTGCTTGCGGCAGCGCCGTTTACGGTGGCTTCATCTATCCACCGCAGCGCACCGTTGATGGCATCGTTCTTGTTCATTCAATCACCCCATGTACCCTGCTTCTTCAAGGATGCGGGCGACTTCTTCGGGTACATCTACCCATTCGCCGCGCTTGATCTGATAGGTATAGCCGTTGATGCACACAGGCACTACGACATCTTCTTTGTTCAGCTTGTCCTTCGGCAGACGGATGCGTACCTTCTTGCCCTTGGCGAGTTCCTCGCCGGTCGCTTTTTCTACGATCTCTCCGACCATGTCGGGGTTCTTAATCTCTTTAGCCATGTTAAATCCTTTCTGTAAAAGAAGGGAGGGGTGTTACCCCCTCCCTTGTATTTGGTTAGGCGGTAGCCATGGACTGAATGCAGACCATTGCCAGCTCCTGCAGGCGAACAGTAACCGCCATCGCTTTCCAGCCGACACTCGCGCGCTGGTTCAGGGGGTCCTCAGTACCGGCGGAGCCAGTGGGCTTGATGATGATTTCGGGCTTGGAGGAGCCGTTCACATCGACCACGCCGTAAGCGTCCTTGCCTACGATAAGGGTCTTATGCAGGGTACCCGCAGTAGCGGTCGTTGCATCGGTGGGGCACATGGTGGTCAGGATAAAACGGACCCCATGGATGCGGCCGATCTCGCCCTTCATGATGTTCTCTGCACCATTGTACTTAGAGATATCCTGCCACAGGCTGTCGTTCTGCAGGTCGTATGCTACACTGGGATCACAGAAACCGATATAATAGCCGCCCTCCAGGGGCTCGGCGTTGTTGTTGCGCAGGGTGCGCACCGCTTTCTTGATCTCCTCGCTGTTTACCACCTTACCGGCGGCAATAGCGGCAGCGGAAGCAGCGCCGCCAGCAAACTGCTGGGAAGTACCCTTGAAGATAACATCCGCGCAGCGGGTCTCCAGGGTCTTGGCGGCGTTTTCGCCCATCAGCGCAGCGGACTCCGTCAGGACGGGGTCGATGCCGACCATGCTGATCTTGTCAGACAGGCGGACCCAGTTGCCCTCCTGCGCCACGGTAGCGGTCACAGCGGTGATGGACAGGTTGTCGCCGTCAGGGGTCACGCCCTCGGTCAGGGATGCCGCAGGGACATCAAGGGAGTTGAAGCGGCGGAAGTTGATGGTGTCGCCCTCGTTCTTCGGCATGGGGCGCTTCTGACCGTACTTGAGGAAGGTCAGATTGGGCAGCAGCCGGGACAGCAGGGTGCGGTCGTAAAAGGTTTTCTGTTCAGCGGTAAGATTACCGTAAGTCTGGGTAGTAGTTGCCATAGTTTTATACACTCCTTAATTTTTTAATTCCCCCCGGAGTGCAGCTTGATACAGCTTTTCAAAGTCTTTGTCCGACATCTTCATGTAGTCGGCTTCGGTTTCGGGGCTTTCGCCCGTCAGTGCTCCGGGAGATGCTTGTGCGTTGTTGTTGATTCTTCGGAGCGTGTCTTCCTTTGCCTTGTTTGCAGCATCGTTGGCGAGGTCAAAATAGCTGTTCGCCAAAATTGTGTTGAACGCTGCATCCACGCTGCAGGGCGTCCCCTGCTGGGTGCAGTAGTCCATCAATTCAACCACTTGGTCTTTGAGCTTCGTGAATGTCTGCCCTCTTACAGGGTCAGCCTCCAGCTCTCTCATGCGCTCATTGCTCCGCAAACGGGTAATCTCCGCTTCCAAGGATTGATTTCGGTAAGCTGATACGGGGTCGGTTTGGCCGTCCTCGTCCAGCCGCTGCATCGCAACAAAGGCTTCGTACTCCGCCTTTGTGGTGATGGGTCTGTCATTGTCATAATGATTGGTCAGGCCCATGCTGCGGATAAAATCGTCCACGCTCTTTTGGGATGCTTCTTTGATTCTCCGCGACACACGCTGTGTCTCGGTCGGTTCTTCCTGTACCGCAGGTTCTTCCTGCTCGACAGGCTCGGTTTCCTCTACTGCGGGAGAGGAGTCGATATCTTCTTCGATATCTTCATTTGCAGCAGTCATGATTTCTTCGTCCATAAATTCCTTTCTGTGGCGAGGTTCGGTTTGTTCCGTTTAGCAGCCACTTAAAAATTGGTTATCCCTCCAAGGGGTTGGTCACATAGGTCGGTGTCCTGTTGGTGCATTTGGGGTTCTTGCACTCCAGCTGCAGCTTGATAAACGCTTTTGTCTCTGTGTTTGGGGAGGTATCCCCGGTGAATGTAAGGTATTTGCCGGTGATTCTCATTTCGGCTTTACAGTTTGGGCACAGCATTGTTGCCACCTCCTGTGAACTTGTCCATGACGGTCGGGGCCTTCGGCACATCCGGCAGCGGAACTCCGCCAATGCCGGAAACGCTCTGTACGCCGTTCACTTCTTCCTCTGGAACGCCAGGCATACCCACCGCTTGCGGCTGGGCTTCCCGCATTCGCTTGAACTTCTCCTTGAACGGCGCTACATTCGGGTCGGAAAGCTCGATGTACTGGTCGATGGAAATGTCCCCTCGGTCAAGCATCTTGTCCAAGGTCGCCTGTGCCAGCACCGCAGAATACTCGGAGGAAGCGCCTACATCCACCTGCAGGTCAAAGTCGTACATGGCGTAGTCAGTACCCGTAAATGCTCTGCCGGATACCTCGTCCCCCATCTCAATGACGATTTCCCGCTTATCGGAGCAGTATGTTTTGAAAAACTCCATCCAAATGCGGCCGATCTCCTTAACTGCGTGCCAGTATCTGCGCTGGATCTCGTTGACAGGGGTCTGCGCTTGGTTTTGCAAAGCGATGATTGCCGATGCCGCCATGTTTGCACCCAAGGACTCGCCGGTCGTTACCTCGGTCGTACCGGTCACTACGCGGGTCAGGTCGATCATGTCGTTGCTGACCTGCGTAGCAGCAGACGAAAACGCCGGAGGCTGCAGGTACGATATCCCGCCGTTGGAGTAGTCGGTGACGATCTCCCCCGGCTCGTTTGTCAGCGGCTGTCTTATTGCACCGGGCTTTGCCACGATCTTCGGAAAGCCCATCTGCTGGATGGCCAGCGCCTGCATTCCGTACATGAAGTTAATCAGTTTTTGGTTAGGGATAAGCCCCTCGATCTCGCCGATGCCGTAGAAACAGGCTTTACGCAGCTTCCAGTTGAGCGCCGCCACAGGGTACAGCTTGATGCGGGTTGGGCTGCCCTGCGGGGTAAGCGGCACTGCCGTGCATATCTCCACGCTGCGGGTCGCTTTGTCAAATACGACCTCCCCGTTCTTGCGGTAATACTTGGTCAGCACCGTGACCTTTTCGTTTTCCTTGCCGTCCAGCTCGATTCTCTCGGCCTGATAGGTGCTTGCATCCTCAAATTCATCGGGGCAGATGTTTGCAACCTTTTCCGCAGGCAATCCCCTGTCCTTTGCCATCTTGCGTACAGCGCCCAATTTGAGCCGCTGGGCGATGATGAGGTAGTCCTGCTTCTGTACATCCCGGAGCTGCGGGTTGGCTACAAAAAAATTGAGAGCATCCACGGTTTCCCCGCGAAGCTCCCCTACATATTTGTCGCCTGTTACGCTGGTGTCCCAGTAAAAGTGCCATATGCCTGTGCCGTTGGTCGCTGCATCGTCACACGCCTCGTTGCACAGCTTGTCCATGTCGGCTCTGTCCCAGATCGTGCGGGCATATTCGGTGCAGTTCTCGGCGGCGTCCTGATGCATCTGGTCAAGGATTTCGTCACCGCTGGCGCCGCCCTGTCTGTAGACGATGCTGACAGGCTGGTCAAGCACGCTGGAGCGCTTGCTGCGGACGATCATGTCCACGATGTTGAGGACGGGTCTCGGCAGGTTTTTGGTGCGCTCTGTCGCTTGTGGCCACTGGTCGCCCTCCTTAAATCGCACAAAGGTCGGGAATTTGGTGCTAAAGCCCATCTTGTTGTGGTACGCTACACCCTCTCGGTATAGCGTCCACAGGGTTACATCACTCATATCAATCCTCCGGGCCGTTAAGCCACTCGTTGAATATCTTGGTTGCATATTGCTCCTGCGCTGTTTGGTCGTCCCCTAACGCCCACAGGATCAGGCGTTTGAGCCATCGTCTTACCATACCTGATACCCTCCTTGTTCTTCGGTCTGCCGCAGCTCCGGCGGCAGCTTGTACTTTGTAACCGGCGGCTGTCCCGCATATGGTCTCCCGCTGCAAAAATACCTGATTGCATCAGGTGCATGGGTCAGCTCGTGCGGCTCTGTCGCTACATCGTTAGGCTTGTGGTCATCATACTGGACCATCGGCAGGCATCTAATGACCTGCTTACAGTTGCGGAAAAACCGCAGCCCTGCGATCCTCGTCTTGTCGCCGGTTATGATATCTCTGCTGTCTCTCGGCTTGAGCCACTCGTGTACATCCTGCCAGCCGTTGATGCGGTCGTTGTCCACCTTAACCAGCGGGATGTCCTGCTCCATAAATATATCCGCCACGCTGCGGCCTGTGTCGTTACGCCTGTTCCACAGGTCGGGCGGTGCAAGCCATTGCTCGATCTTATCGTCCCCGTTGGCCTCCTTGATGCGCATGGCGGCATCCGATGCGATCAGCCCTGACTCGTATATCTCTCGGTACACATAGCCGTTTCCATCGCCGTCAATGGCGATCCAGTATCCGGCCAACATATCCAGGCCGTAGTCCATCGCAAAGTAGCGTCTCCACCAGCCGGGTATCTCGATGGGGTCTATCACATGGATATCGTCACGCCACTCTGCAAAATACTGACCTGCAAACACATTCCAGTCGCCATCCAGCCATGCCCGGCGCATATCCTCCGGCAGCGTCTCCAGCATCCGAACATAGTCTGGGTCCTTATCAACCAAAACCTTGTTGTCGTACACCTTTGCAGGGATAAACTCGTAGTCATCGGGGTTTTCAGAGGCCGTGTAGTCCCGGTCGATAAACAGGCGCTTGACCCACGCATGGCCGACTCCGCCGGGGTTGCAAGTCAGATACATCCGGTGGGGGAAGTCGTTGGCACCACGGTTACTGGCCACAAGGTTGTTGTACATGAACTCGGTAAACTGTGTGGCCTCGTCCAAAAACATGATGTCGTACTCTTGTCCCTGGTACTGCAGCACATCGGCCTCGGCCGAGCAGTATCCAAAACGGATACGACTGCCGTTTGGGAATATCATCGCCTTTTCCGAGTCCCGATAGGTTGCTATATCGGGTTCCAGCACCTTTCGCAGCTCCAACACATGGTTTTGCCACAAATCAGCATATGTCCGGCGCAGGATCAGTATCTTGATGCCGCTATAATTAACGGCAAGCATGGTGGCCTTTGCTCGCACCACCCAGCTCTTACCGCCGCCTCTGGCGCCGCCGTAGCATACTCTGCGCTTTTCCGACAGCAAAAACTGCTCCTGCTTGGGATTCGGTGTGCCTAAATTGACCGTCATTTGGCGTACTCCTTGCCATTGCCCAGCACGATCTCGATTTTGGGTATCTCGCCACCCAGATCAATCGGCTGATTGGCCTTGCCGTATACTCTGTCTAATACGGTTTCAGCGCACTTTACCCGCGTTTCGGTTTTCTCGTTTGTGTTGTTTAGGGTATCCACCAGCAGCTTAACTGCCGCAGGAGTCGCCGCTTTCAGCATCGCTTTGGCGTCTTCGGGGATTTTCGCCCTCCCACTTGGGTTCCCACTCTGCCCTTTTTTCCATGGGCGCAGGTTCTCTTTGCTTTTCGCACTGCATCCACTGGCCATCTTCGGCACCTCCTTTCAAAATTCTTCCCGCCCTATCCCTCCCGGTGTCTACTATGCCGGGCTACCAATTATTGTTACCAAACTGTGGTTATCCGCTTAGTGCCTGTCTTGTTCCCGCACAGCAGGAGCGTCTGCGGCTGCTCATGGTCGCTCTCGCTGCTGGGCAGCAGCATCTTCCTGGCTGCGTAGCCTCCGTACTGCTGCCATGCGGTACAGCTAACCACTACCAGCTGCTTGGTACGGATAACATTGTTGTTACTGTCCACCACGATCTTTTTGGGCTTACTGATGGTGCCTTTGTGGGTATGGCCAACAATCAGAGCGTCAATGCCCTCTATGGTGTAGCCGAAGCGCTCATTGCGGTTGACCGTTGCACCGGTGTAAATGCCGCCGCCGGAGCCATGGGTAACAGCCATCGTATAGCTGGTGATAGGGATATCTCTTGTTACCCTGCGCCCAATCTCCAGTTTGAGGAATGCTATGTCCTCGGCATAGTAGTCCTCCATGTCCAGCTTGCACATGATATCGCCCATAATGTCTTGGTCGGTGTCCCTGGCTGTCCTCGCTTCGTGGTTACCGGATACCGCGCAGAGTATCTTATCCTTGATGGGCGTTAGCATTTCCACCATCATCTTTTTCTGCTCCCGCAGGCGGATATAATCCTCAAAGGGGCTTCCCACCGCGTTCCGGGTATTGTTGTTGATGAGATCGCCGCCAAGGATGAGATAAGCGTCCTCCCGTTCTACCCGGCGGCAGAATGCTTGCCAGCCCTCTTTATCATGTAGGATGCTGCCCAAATGCACATCAGATACCGGATATACCTTGATGGTGTCGCTCTGCGGGATTTTGCGGACTATTAAATCCATAGGTATCCCCTCCTTTATGGCATAAAGAAAGAGAGCGCCTTTCGGTACTCTCTGACTGCTTTTGGTAAGGCAGACTATTGCGAACTTGCGGCCTGCCAGCGCGGCACCTTTTTTACGAAGGTCATGTATCTTCGGCCGATGGGATAACGGGGCATCGGCGACCCCGTAAAAAGGAGGTAAAACATGAAGGTGGAGCACCCGATAGGGCTTGAACCTATAACCCGCTGCTTACAAGGCAGCTGCTCTACCATTGAGCTACGGGAGCAGATTGCCGGGATTAGGGGCCCGGCTCCCCACCAGGAGGAATGTCAAGGGAAGTCTGTGTTTTGCCACGATATTAGTATACACTATGTTAGGCGTTATTTTGTCCCGAATTTGTCCCAAGTTTTACAGCTCGGTCACCCCGTATCGGCAAATAGTGTATCTCTTGATGGCCTCGTCCATCCTGCGGTACAGCTCCGACCTGCTGATGTGCAGATCGTCACATAATCTATCGATTGCATTGTACTCACGCCGCATGACGGCCACATCAAGTATCCTGCGCTGCTGGTCGGTCAATATCGACAAGCCACGGTCCATCTGCCGCACTTGCCACTTAACCAGCTCGTGATTGACGGTTAGGTTGTCCCTATTGCAGATGGCGTTTATGATGCGTTCCTCGGCGGTCGAGCTTCCGCCCCGTACAGGTGTGGCGTCCATTTTAGGCGACCTGATGCCCTCCATTCTGGCGGTCAGCGTATCGATCTCGTCCTGCAGGCTGTCGATGGCCATGAGCTTTTCGTAATACCTGCCAAGCTCCCACTTGCAAGCCTTTTTATAGTCTATCATGTGGTTCCTCCTTTCTCTCGCCGTAGGAGCAGAAACCGTCCGGCGGCATCCTGTACTCCTCGTCGTACCGAGCCCGTCTATGACACCACCCAGCCTTGATGTTCTTTCCATCTATGAGTAGCGATGTCTTTCCGTAGTTCTTGAAGTGCTTGCAGTCCTTACACCGAACCAACGGAGCTACATCGGCACACGGCAATCCCTTTATTGCACCGCCAATATTCCGCGCAACCGTATCCCCGCAGTAGTCGTGCATCCGTAGCCTTTCTTTGTGTTCTTTATCGCAAATCTCAAGTGCCGCTTCCCGGTCAATGTATTCAGCCATTGTCAGCCCTCCTTTGGTTTATCCAGTGGCAAGCAAGCGCACTCGCAGTATTTGACGTACTGATCGAGTGGGACAAGTACGGTGTCATATTTTTTGTATTTCTTGCTAAAAACCGATACACATCTGCACCGGTTCATCAACCTTGCATACATCGCCAGCACCATAACCGCTTTCCTGCCACTCTTCGAGTGAGTACGCTTCTGCGTTGTTAGGATATTGTGTATAACCGCCAAACGACCGCTTCTCTTCGTCTTTTGTTCTGCTTCCCCACAGCCAGCACGGCATACCGAACTTCCAACCGTATATCGTATGCTTGATACTGACCGCAACAAGGTTTCTTTCAGCCATTGTAATTCCTCCCATAAAATTTCTCCAAGTCATACTGCGCATTTTTGACATAATCGGGGCAAGCCAAGCATTCCGGTAACGGGTCATCCGTCATTTGGTCAACCCATCCGAGACAGTAGATGCGGTCTTTCTTGCCGTCGTTCCATTCGTGGGACGGGCGCCCACGCTTACCAAGCGCACACTTAACCGTTGCCATTGCCAGCCCTCCTGTTCCATGCTTCGATTGCTTTTTCTTTGCTGGGCAGCCCAGATACTTTCATCTCCTTTGTGTGGAGACCATCACCAGCCCTATATCTCCCACAACCGGCACTCCACCCAAAGTCTGCTCTATCGTAGGTATCGTACATATGGATAACGGTTGCAGCTCCACCGCACTCAGGGCAGCGTTTCAATTCAGCCATCACTCTACCTCCTGTTCCAGCTTAATCTCTCCGTCGCTCTCGGCAGATACCATATCGCGCAGGTACTTAATATCCTGTTCGTCAAGCCCTAATATGTCACACTCCCCATCGCTGTTGATGCCTTCCTTTAAAAACACGATATCTCCTAAAATCCAATTTCCATGATAGTTCGTCCCGTAAAGGAAACTGCCGAAGATGTTCCTCGGGAGGTTAATAAGCGCCCCTTCTTCATTGACTATCATGCAGTACGGGCGCTTCAAGCGCACAGGGCGGACGACCTCAATCCACCCTCCCACGGCCTCGCCGATGCTCTTGTGTGCAGGCTCAAAAAACTCCTGCACCCGCATCTCGTCATTTGTTGTGATTACTATTCCTTTCACTTTTCTACCTCCTAACATCCAGTCCCAACGCCATAATCGGGATTATTGGCAATCTTTGCAGTTTCGTCTGCGGTCAGCGTATGGTTGCTTGCAGTATATGTAACAGGCCCTTTGCACCTGTTCTGACACGCCAAGCACTCACAACGGTTACAGTTACTTGTTGTATTCTGACGGAACGGGCAAAGATGATTGAAACAGTCCATCATTCTATCTCCCATTTCAGTTCGTCATACAGCTCTCTGAACCGCTTGTTCCACTTCTTTAGTCCGAAGAAAAAGCACACGCCCAGCACAATCCACAGCCCACTGGCAATGTTTTGTAACAAAATTTCCATATCACTCTACCTCCTGCATCCAGAACTCACGACGACAGTCAACACATATTTGTTTTGGGTTGTCACAATCTCCGTTACTATCTCTGTGAGTAGCAGATATAACCAATGGACAAATGTGTATTACCCCATATGCATCAATGGCTGTCTCCGGATATTGCTCCAAAAACACACTCTGCCGTGTCTTGCGCGGGTGCGCAGCAGACCACTCCTCGACTTCTTTTACAACATCCTCGGCGCAAGTGCTCATGTTGAATAAGGAGTGCTTCGGGTTCTTCCCTGTCACAGCAAACATTCTTCTGCGCTCCTCGACAAACTTCACAGCATCCATGTTATCCCTCCTTTACCGGCAAAGTGTCGTCTCTAATCGCTCCTTTACCACAGGAAAAATGCGGTTGGACAGCCCCGGAGATGTTCCCTTTGGAACACTCTCCATAACAGTCTGAAAACATAAGATACTGACATTGCCGACATTCTATTTTGTTTTCGTCCATTTCCTCGTACCGGCACACTCCCGGATGGTTTACTACGGGGCAAAAATCTGCAACCGCCGGGCAATCGCCGTTTACACAGACTTCATCTTGCAGCCACTTGCACATTATTCCACCTCCTTAGACATCAGAAAAGCCCTGTATTCCAGCAGTAGCGCACATATCTGCTCCGCATCGTCATGGTCGAGGGTGACTGCACCCTCTGCGTCAACGGCAGCAGCCAGCCGGTCTATTTTCCGGATTGCTTCGTAGTAGTCCTTTACGGTCATTGGCTCACCCTCCAAAATTCTCAAGATAATATTGCTTGCAGTCCTGCCAACCCTTGTAATAGGCTGCCTGCTCCCGGCGTTCCTGTTCCTCTGCGGTGATCTCCGCCTGGGCAACTTCATCCAACTGATTCCACCTTTCGGCCGAAATAGCCGATAGAACCATTATGCAGAAAGCAGCTAAGATTATCGTAACTGCCGCTGCCGCCCAGTTCCTCATAACGAATCCCTCCTAAATCCGAAGAATGTCTTTATTTGCGGCAGGGTCTCCAGCCTGTGGCCATCTACCGTTATCAGCGCTGCGTAGCCCCCGCCTATCCAGCCATCGTGCCAAATCTCCCGGGCTTCGAAGTAATCCACGCCCTCCCGTCGCTCCGTGGTTTTGCCGCAGTTCCTTATCTCGATGTCGATTTTCCCATCCCGGCGCTTTAGCCAATTCTTGGGGCGCTTATACTTACCGGATGCCGACGCATCCTTGTAGCATTGCTTTGAGCAGTACTTTTGTCCCGGCTGGCCGAAATAGTCCTTCCCGCAGTATTCGCATTTCTTCGGCTCGGCTTTTTTCATACTGCTTTTGCGGGCCCGGATGCTGTCCATGGCCTTTTGGCACTCCTTGCAATACAGCTGCCTGGTGTTGGTGCTGCCTATCGGCCCTCCGCATCTCTTGCAGGGCCGGTTGGGGTCTCTCTTGATTCCATAGCGAGACAAGATTGGGGCCACAGAGCCGTAATCAAGATCAAGAATTAAGGCAATCTCCCTGTTGGTCTTGCCCTCCCGCACCAGCTGCTCCAGGAACTCCGGGTCGTTTGAATTAGAACAGCCGATTTTGGCGGCAGGAGTGGCCTTATCGTATGACATCATAACTCACCACCTTTTCCTGCTCGGCCGTCTCTGCGCGCCTTTTTATGGCTTTGGTGACAGCGTTCCAGCGCTTGATAAATTCCTCGGCACTTTGTCCCTCAAAAGTAGGCTTCTGCCGTTTTATTTCCTTCTGCCCCATCAGGGTACCTCCTTTGATAGTCCTTCTTCGCAAATATCCACTATGTGCTGGCACAGTGCTTTAGGAATTATGCTTCTTTCACGGCTATTCTTTAATCCGTACTGTGTCCCTCCAACCTCCATTTCAATCCCCTTGGCCTTCATCGCCCGAATAGTTGCAGAACGGGGAGCTCTTTCGTGGCAAGGGTCACCATTCTTGCACATTGGCTTGAACTTAGGCTCCGGGTGGTTCGTCCAAATATCCGTTGGCTTCATTCGTGTATCCCCGTATTGGCAATATGTAACAGTGTTCCTCGGAAAACCTGCATCCATGACATCTTCCGCATCCCGCCCCTTGGATTTTCGATGAACCAAAACCTTGGCTTAAGGTCCTTGATTAGTTGTAATACATGCCGATCTACCATATCGCAAAATTTTGCATAGTCACTGACAGGGTCAAGGTTTCCTGTTACAGGATTTTTTCTCCGGTGATGGCTTATAGCGGCAATGCTGAATGTGGAACAGTCCGGACTTGCCCAAATCACATCCGGGCGTCCAAAACGATTCAGAATTTCATCCGTCGTGACTGTTAAGATATCTGCATAAAGATCGATGTTTTCAAAATTCTTATCCCATTCCACAGAAAACACTTGATGCCCTCTGTTTTCAAACGCTTTCCCTATACTCCGCGTTCCAGCAAACAATTCAAGTACTTTCATCCGTTACCTCCTCTATGTCAATTTCTGTTCTTGGTTTTTTGGGGTCATATGCCCCACGCAGCCGCAGCTCGACATGGTCAAAGCTATCATCGGCGATTACTCCACGGTGCACCAGCCCGTCCATCAGCATCTTGCCGTTGTAGTTGTCCGGGTCATGCCGGTGCCTGGTTGGAAAGTAGTAGGTGATGGTCACTACCGCCTTGCCCATTGGTTTGCACTTGGGGCAGTATGCAACAAACAGCTGCAGCCAGCGCTGCTTTTCTGCCCGGTAGTCCCAGGCGTTCGCCCGTCCGGCGTACTTGTTCAGCGATGGTGGGATTTCTGGAATTGTTATTTTCACGCATTCTCCTCCATCATCCGCTCCGCCAGTGCTATATCATAGCTGGGCAGCTGCTTTACCTCGGCCATCCCTGCCAGCTTCGCCCGGACATCCGCAGGCAGGGCTTGCATTTTGCGCTCGCTCTCCTGCCTTGCCCGGTAGCTGCGCATAAAGTTGGACTGCACCACGCTCTGCACTGTCCCGGTGTCCATGCTGGCCCATTCCCGCAGCTGGGAGGGGTGTCCTACCAACCGTTGTAGGTTCTCCGGCAGGGCTGCAAACTCTTTCTCGCTGTTGTATCCGCTGTTCCGCAGGGCCTTTGCAATCAGCGCCCATGCTTCCCCCTCGGAGAGTTCTACCGGTCTGCTGATCTCCCCGATAGCGGCAATTATAGCCCCGATGTGCGGGGGGAACCCCTTGCGGTCACTGGCAATGTGGGTCTTAACCGCCGCTGCCACAAGGTTAGCCGGGTAGTCTGCCAGCATCTCCGCCCACAGATTTACCACCGCTTCGGCATCCTGCCGCTTCATGTCCCTGTAGTAGCCTGGGTATGCAGCCTTGAGAATGGACATAACAGCCAATGTTTCAGTACGATTCATGTTGTCCCTCCTCCTGCAGCATCTGCAAAAATACATTGTCTGTCCCACCAGCAGACTTGTCGCCTTTCAACGGGTAAACATCCTGCCAGCAGCGCTTAACGCTCTGATCGAGAATAAGTCCCTTGGTGTGGTTGTCCCCCGGTGCCAGCCGTTCCAGCTCATTCAGGATCATCTTTGCGGCATGGTCAGTGAGTGGCTTTTTGATTTTCTTGCGCATCTCACAAAAGCCGTTCCAGTTCTCCATCAAGGCTTCCGGGACATCCACACGCCCCCTTGGGGGGGTAGGGGGGGTATTATTCCCGGAGGGAATATTTTCTTTGTCTTTGTCATTGTCTTTGTCTTGGCTTTTCTGGGTTTTTGAAAAACCCGCTGGGTTTTTTGGGTTACCTTGGGTTTTCTTCGGCCTACCGCCCTTCGAACCGTTTTCCCTGCTTGTTTTGGCTCTTCCTTCGCATTCAGCAGCCATCCGGTCTATTTGCAACTTTGCTACCGGCCATATAAAACGCTCGTTTCCCCGGAAATCGGGGGCTGCGCCCGTCTCTGCATATTTCAGCATAGCCGTGAACAGCCTCCCTCTCTCCGCATCTCCGAGTTCCTCCATGGCATCTGCAAAGTCTGTAAAGACTTTAAGGTACTTCATGGGTTGTCCTCCTGTCGCTTTTTACTGGGAAGCGTAACCCTTAATTAAAAGGGAGGTCGTTAGGGTCGCCCTCGGCTTCTTCAAATCCGCCCTGCTCGCTCTCTGCGGGCTTTTCCTCTGCCTTTCCGGTAGATTTGCTGCCGCCGAAAAGAGCTTCCTCTGCGATAACCTCTGTGGCTGTGCGCTTATTGCCGTTCTTGTCCTCGTAGGTGCGAACTTCAATGCGCCCCACAATGGTGATAAGGTCGCCCTTGCCGAACCACCGGTTCACGAATTCGGCGGTCTTGCCCCATGCTACGATGGGTACGAAGTCAGTCTTTTCCCGGTCACGGCTGCGGTCTACGGCGATGGTAAAGCCGCATACGCTCTTGCCGCTGTTGGTCTGTTTCAGCTCGGGGGCTTTCGTCAGCCGCCCATTAAGTATCGCTTTGTTCAGCATTCTGTTTCCTCCAAATAGTTCGTGTAAAATTCCTCCCGGAACATCGGGATTGTGAAATCGTAGTTGTCGATACAGGCTTGTTCGCCCATCCGGTGCAGCCAGTCCATCACCTCTGCACAGCTGTGTGCGTGTGTCAGGTGGCACGGCGTGTGGCACAGAGACACCCAAAGGCCCATGCGCTTGCTTTTGCTCCGCATGGCGTTGCCGAAGATTTCATGCCGGTCGAGCTTTACGCCGGAGCGCTGGCACAAAAAGCACTTGGATGTGTCGGCCTGTACGATGCTCGGAGCGTAACCGTTTCGGTCAAGCTCTGCGCCCCATTCGTTTTTCAACTGTCACACCTCCCAGCCTGTCCCCATTCTCTGCCGATTTGGTTATCAATGATCCTGATTTGCAGTTTAAGGCTGTTGATGGCTTCCAAGTTTGCCTTGTAGACTGCTTCGGCAACATCTCGCTTGAACCGTGCTTCTGCCACGCTCGGTATCCCGTAGCAGGTCTTGTCGATCAGGCCGATGGCAACTCCATCATCTTTGAGCTTTAAGCACTCGGTGCGGAGAAGGACTTTATAGTCCCGCTCCGCAGCAGCATACTCGCTTCCCGAATTTCGCAAGGTCTTAACGGCTGTATTAAGCTGTGCCGATTTCTGTTGCAGCTCGGTCCACAGGTCAAGCTCCATTCTTCTCGGCCTCCTTTTCGGCGGCAAAGGCTTTCTTCTGGCAGTTCGGGCACAGCTTGCGGCCGAACCGCTGGACGCTGTAGGCTGCGATCTCGCTTACTGGCCAATACTCCCCGTTGCGCTTGTTGATACCGGTGATCTGCTGCCCGCAGTCGATGCAATACTCGGTAGGCTCCGGTTCTCTTTCTGCGCCCTCCGGTAAGTCCTCGCCAGCGTAGATATACAGGCCGAGGCCGTGTCTGGCACAGGCTTTTGTAAGGGAACGCTGGATTGCCTTATTGGCATCGAATGAGGTAACATCACTGGCCGGGATTGAGCGGTTGCGGTTATCCATGACCGGCAGATACTCGATGTGCTCAATGCCGTTGACGGTTACGCCAGTCTTAACCCAGCAGGTCTTACCGTCTGTGTGGTAAAACAGGCCGTTAGCATCCTCGTAGATGGTATAGGTGGCATCCGGGTGCAGCTTCTTGATTTCTCCCCAGGCCCATGCCCAGGAAAGGTATGTAAGGCCATTCTTCTTCTCTGTCTTGTCAGAGCAGTTGATGCTGTTCAATTCTCGAAAGTAGTTCTCCATAGCTCCTCCTTAATATCTGTCTGGTGCTTCATCAAAGTACCTGTCAGCATCCGCATCGCTGGCGTCAAACCGCTTAACGCAGTTTTCGCAGCCAATGACCATGCCGTCCTTAATGTAAATTGTCTCGTTGATCTCGCAGCCGCACTCCGGGCAGATGTGCGGCTTATCATCGTAGTTATCCACCCAGCTCGGGATGGGCCTATCCGGGATATCGTATGGGTTCATGCTTCCACGACCTCCCCGTTTTTCAACTTGACATTCCTCCCACAATCTTGTATATTGGTGGTGCTTAATCTACCTTTGCCCTCATCGGCTTTTGCGGAGCCGGTGGGGGCTTTTCTATGCCTGTACTCCTCCTGCTGGCGGCGGATACAGCGCAGAACCCATGCTGTGAAGTTGCAGTAACCCATTTCGATAAGCTGCTGACGGAACTCCGCCATATTCACATAACCCAAAGGAATACGCACAGACAGCTTATAGTTTGCTTCCCGCTTCCTGCCGGGCTTGTCCGCTATCAGCGCTTCCGCTTCGGCAGTACGCCGGATGCCATAATACTCCGGCCGTTTGCACATACTGTCCAGCGGCTTGGTGTAACCGGGGAACTTCTCCCGGATAACTGCTATCCTCTCGTTCTGCTCCATAGCCTTACCTCACCAGCAGCAGAAGCGCCGCTGCTGCGAAGATGGCTCCCATTCCGAGGACTACGGCCAAGGCTTCCTGCAGCCACTCCTTTTTACTCATCTTCCTGTACCTCCTTTTGCGGAAGCTCCGGTAGGAATGCCCACCACTGGACTTCGATAGCGGTCTCCACATAATCTCCGGTTACATTGAACATCTGGTACTTTACACTGAACGGCAGGGAGGCGTATCTTCCCTGCATTGTCTGGCACAGGTAATGCCCGTCCTTGCTGGGTACGATCTCATCCGAGTTAAACCACCGGATAAAGGTGTTGGTTGTTGCTTCCATGTTGTTCCTCCTTAACTTAACCATCTGGCAAAGCTGGGCAGGCTGATAAAATATTGCCCGCGCTTCCCCTTTGTCTTTTTAAGCGGGATACCGCTGCCCATCAAGGCCCGGTAGCCCATTCCTGTGTACTGGGAAACCTCTGTGAATGAGAGGATTTCCTTGCCGGGGAACCTGTCCATCAAGCGTTCGAGGTTGTCCCGGTAGCTTTCCTTTTCTCTTGGCATTTGTTCCTCCTTTGTGGTATCCTCTCATTGGAGAGGAGGTGAGACGATGAAAACCGTTTATGCAATCGATACGCCATGCTTGCGTGATGCCGGTGCCGTTCGCAGATGCTACCTGTACAGCCTGTCCGATGGCGGCATTGACATCCTTGCATCTAATGGCTGCGAGGATTGCTCTGGGAGTCCTCTGTGTGCCGATTGCGGAATTCGGATTCGCAAGGCTTTTCAAGAGCATCCCGAACGCTTTTCGAAGGTGGTGTAGCACCGTTCTGTTCCAACAGCGTAACTGCCGTGCCAAGTGCCTTTGAGTACGGCAGCACACTTCCTTCCAGCTCCTTGGCTATGGTGTTCGCCGCACCGTGGTCGAGGAGTATTTTTGCGTGCCACAGAACGAGGTGTGCGAGTTCGAGGTCTTCCTTATTCATTGCAGTCCCCCTTATCGGCTGAAGCAGATAACGACATTTATTGCGGTGCATATAAGCAGGATTACGCAGTATGCGATTTCCCACTTTGTCCACTTATTCATCCACTCCCTCCTTTTCCTTGATAAGCTCGTCCAGCGCAGCGTTAAAGCGCTGTTCCGCTCCCTTTGGGCTGCGGCGGCCATTTAATATCGCACACACATACGCTTTCCCAACGCCGAGTTTTTCTCCGAGCTGAGCCATTGTAATCTTGTTATTGTGCATCTTGCCGACCACATCGCCAGTCCATTGTGCAGGCATCTAAACTTTTCCCCCTTCTTTATATATTGTGTTGCAAAAGTTTACACAAAGTGTTATCATATCCTTGCGAGGGAAAATGAATCATGGCACATTGAGTGCCCGCTTTGTGTTGCGCTTGTTGCTTATGTTTTCATTATAGTGTAAATAAACGCAACAGTCAAGACACAGTTGTTCCTTTTGTTTACTTTCTGCTATTTGCACAAAAAGGGTGTGTTGCGTTTGTTCTATATCAACTATGTTGCTCTTTGTAATAAAATTGGGAAATCTCCATCTGCTGTCGCCGAAGAAATGGGGTTTATGCGTTCCGTGGTTACGCGGTGGAGCAAAGGGACAATTCCAAGGCAGGCAACATTGCAAAAGGTCGCTGACTACTTCGGCGTAAGCGTGGATTACCTTTTGGGAAAAGAAAAACAGCCCACCGAAGGTGAGCTGTCCGGTATTCGGAAAGACCTTATGGATTTCGCAGATACTTTGACAGATGAGAAAATTGAGAAATATCTTCGTCTAATGAAAACTTTAGAATCCGAAGATATTTAACAAGCTGCTCGTCAGACATCCGTTCCACCGCCTTTTTAAATTCCTCCTTTTTCTCCATTGGTGTTCCTCCTCTTTTGTCGATTATTGTCAAATAAAAATCCTTCCAAATTCAGCATGTATTTGGTACAATTCAATTGTAACAAATTGTATTGCCAATATGTACTGACAAATGTTGCGGTTTCGGCGCAAAAACTGTCATGTTTTTCGGACAAAAGTGTCCGGTAACAAAAAACAGGAGATGAGTTTGTGAATTCAGACGAAGAAAGGAATTGGGATAACTTTTTATTGGAGGTAGCCACAAAACGGCAGGAGCATGGAATGACCCACAAGGATTTGGCCGACAATGCCGGGACAGTTGAGAGGACGATCTCCCGGCTACTTTCGGAGCCGACCAAGAATCCGAGCCTTTTCCTCGTTGCTTCCATCTGCCAAACGCTGCACATATCTCTCGACAAGCATTTCGTGAAGGAAGTCTACAACAAAGACGACAGCCAGAGCAGCGAAGAAATGATCGAGATACTGAAAGAGCAGGTGCGCCAGCGTAGGAAGCTGTCCAAAACACTCTTCGCAGTTATTTTTGTCCTGCTGGCGATGATGATTTTATACCTCGTCCTAATCGATGCAAATAACCTTAACTACGGTTTAATTCGGGATTAAGAACAGATGTTCTTTACAAATATAATCGTACCGCATCAAAAGTACAATAAAAAGGACTGATAGAGGAGATGGCCAAAATTTGAAAGGTAATGGAGCTGATGTTTGCGGCACAATTCTCGCTAGTATCCTATTCTTCATCTTATCCTCATCCTGTTTATCTCTTTTAGAGGATGCAAATGCATGCGATATCTGCGGAGAGAATGAGGCGGATTCGTCTGTCTATGTAATCGATGAGGAACTCAATGTTTGTGAGAACTGCCGATACGATGCACTTTTCTGCTGTGACGGGTGCGGTGAATGGTATTATGCAGATGATATAGCCTACTGTGACGATGATACTGGAGAGCTATATTGTGAATGGTGCTATGAGGAGATGGTATAAGTGCGCAAAAAGGTTGCGATCTTTTTATTGCTGCTTATACTGCTATGCATACCAGCGGCAGCACACAGCGGCGGTACCGATGAAAATGGTGGGCACATTGATCACTCCACAGGCGAATATCACTACCACCACGGGTACCCCGCTCATCAGCACGATGGCGGTGTGTGCCCGTATAATTTTGTCGATAAGTCTGGTAGCACCAGCGGGAGCGGCAGTAAAAACAGCGGAAGTGCTGTAAAGGCACCGGAGATTCAAAAGCAAAGCAAGGGCGAGCAAGACAATGGGATTTCGACCGGAGTGTTCGTAACGCTGTCTATTATAGGTGTGTTTGCGCTCGCCGGAGCGGTTGAGAAACACATTGGTAATGGTGATAAGTAAAATACCGCCCCCGGCAACGAGGGCGGTTAATAATAGGAGGAGAGAAAATGCAAAAAGATTTAGGAATGAAGTGGCTAAAGGTTTGCAAAATACTTTGGCTGATTGGGGCTGCTATTAGTCTTTCTTCTATTTGGCTCACACTCATATGGTTCGCTACCGTGTTTAGTGCATTTCCTGCATATACCGTGATCTGCATAGCATTGTGCCTCGTCAACTCATTTCTTAGCGTTCTGGCGTACACTGCAGTCAGCAGCTTCTGTGCTTCTCGTTTCAAGTACATAATTGCGTTGTTTGCTATAGCGCCTATTTCGGCAGGGGTGAATTCCTATGGTGGTGTAATTATGGCGGACTTAGGCACAAGACTTGCAGTGTCTGGCGTCTGTTTCTTGATTACCGCATTAGCATGGTCACTGCCAAATATCATATACTTTATGCACAGAAAGCACCTATTTACAGGGACGGGCCCAGATAATTACACCGCAGAACCAATTAGCCCTACTGATGCCAGATCGAAAACAAAAGCTGCAGAGGAGAAACCACAACATGGAATTGAAACCAGAAAAGTAAAGGTTATACCGGTAAAGATAGGGTCAGATAAACAAGAGGGCAAAGCGAAGCAATCGAAAGGAGAACAGCAGGAAAACGAAAAACAAGTAGTTTCCGTCAAAAGCGTGAAGAAAAATCCAATTTCCCTCTATGTATTTATCATTTTGTTTGTGGTTGCGTCCGTAGTGTGCGTATGGCAAGCCGCCCAGCTTTCCGCCGCTCGCGACGATGTTACAACTCTTCAAGGCACCGTCTCTGCGGCAGAAGCGAAAATAAAAGTGCAAGCGTCCGAGATTAAAAAGCAGAACAGAATTATTGACGGCTTGTACGATCAAATTGATAAACTTCATGGAGAGGTTAATAGACTGCTTGGATACAGGAAGTATCTAACGGCTGCGGACATTGAAGACCTTGAACGAAGTTACCAAGAAAGCCTTGATGAAACCCGAGAAATAACCAGAAAGTACGGATAAAGGTTTCGGCTCATTCCGCTATATATAACTGGAGGTATACGAGGATGCTCTGTAAGAAGTGCAAAAAGGAATTACAGGATGATTGGCTCTACTGCCCTTGGTGCGGTTCTGGCGCTAAAAAAGACCCCAAGAAGAAGATGTACCGCAGGAATGACGGACTGTATGAGAAGATAGTCGTCATCAATAAGAAAAGGGTGGCGTTCCGGGGCAAGACCGAGAAGGAAGTGATCCAGAAGATCGCAGCCTACACCGCAGAAGCAGAAAACGGAAAGACAAAGCCATTCAAAGTGTATGCGGAAGAATTGGAACGGTCATGGGATAGCCTTTCAAGGAATACTGTACACGGATATAAAGCACCAATGGCAGATTGCGTAAACAAATTCGGAGATACCCCAGTTGGGGACATTACTCCCGCAATGGTTAAATCGTTTCTCGATGGGCTTGGGAAAACCAGAGCAAGAAAAACCGTGACTGCCCGCAGGCAGATGATAAGCCAAGTTATGGCGCTCGCCGTTGTTGCCGGGGACATTACTTTTAACCCGGCGGAAGCAAAATACAAAACGGCTGGGAAGGCATCCGAGGAACGGCCGGAAGCATCTCAAAAAGATATGCAAATCATCACGGAATATTGGGATGAAGATTTATATTCCAAACTTGGCTTTCTCATAAAATGTACCGGGCTTCGCATGGGAGAAGCGCTCGGTCTGCAATATAGGGATATTGACAATGATCGCAAAATCATAACCGTTTCAAAGAGCGTTTACTACGAGGGGAATTCCCCGCATACAAAATGTCCAAAAACAAAAGCAGGGAATCGTATGGTTGTAATGGTAAACGAGCTTGTGGGCCGTTTTAATGGCCCTGGAGATGACTATGTATTTTCATTCGATGGCAAGACGCTCTTGCGGAAACATGAAGTGGAAAAAGGGTGGCAATCGTTTTGCGTTAGGCACGGCATGGCAGAACCAAGAGTAGGGCATGGGTATGTTAAATGCTCTACAACCTTTCACCAGCTTCGGCACAGTTTCGCAACGACTTGCAAAGAAAAAGGAGTTGACCCAAAGGTAGTGCAAGAGATGATGGGGCATTCTTCTTATATTGTCACAGATGGATATACGCATATTCGAGAGTCGATGCTGAACAACGCAAGAGAAAAGCTCAACGCCACAGAAAATGCACAGTAATACGATTATTCCTCTTGTTCAAGCCGTTTTTATACGGTTCGAATCCCTAACTCTCCGCCAAAGAAAAACCCGCAGAAATGCGGGTTTTTCCTTTGTTCATGCGGGTTTTCAGCATTTTTAGTCTTTGCAAATATTGCTGTTTCTTGCGGTCTTT